AAAATTATCAACTGTTGAACATAAAAATTTAGCTAAAGTTCTAAATTTAGAATTATTTGCAGTATCTCAATCATGGGAAGAAGGAACAGGTAGATTCTCTAATCTGCCTACAAGTTCAAATGGGACGTCTTGGGTTTATAGAGATAACGATGATGCAACTAAAACAAAATGGACAACAGGAAGTTTTAATACCGTTTATGGAAGTTCAGGTTCGTTAGATGCTCCAGGAATAACAGAAGGAGGAGGAGTTTGGTACACAGGAAGTAATTTTACATCAACACAACAGTTTATTAATGCAGATGATTTAGATACTAATTTTGATGTAACTAAAATATTACAAAAATTTAGTGCAAGTTTATTTAATAATAGTAGCCACCCTACAGGAATAAATAATTATGGATTTCTTATAAAACAACCAGATACTATTGAAACAAATACATCTGAAAGTTTTGGTGAATTAAAATATTTTTCTACAGATACACATACAATTTA